GTTGAACGGGACGAATTTCTCGCTCACTCCGTTCTCGCCAGTTACTGGCAGCGTGCCGCCGACGCATCTCTTTGGGCAGGCTTACGACTCGGGCGGTCTTGAGGGCATCCTTTGGGAGTACCGCGACCCCGGCTTCGGCTTTGTTCAACTGACCTCGCGTGGCGTCGATCCGACCGGGAATATCGTCAACGTCACGAATATCACGGCGGCTAAGCCGCCAGTGGTGACGACCGACGTAGCGACCGCAGGAGCTAATGGCGACCTCGTTTTCATCTCAGGCGTCGGTGGAATGCCCGAAGTCAACGACAAATGGTATCGCGTCCACAATAAGGGCGGCCTCACCTTTGAACTTTATCAGGACGATACTGACGGCGACGGGACCAATGGGCCGGTCGATGGCACCTTCTGGGACGCCTACACCGACAGCGGCTCCGTGAGCAATATGCTCTGGACGGCCACCGGGGATGTCATCCAGCAGACTCAGGACGGGACCGTGAACCGTTTACCGAAGTCTGTAGTTTTTTCACAGAACGCGACCTCGAACTGGGCGGTGGGTGCGTTCAATAATCGTGACGGTTATCCGACGGCTTGTTCATTCTTTCGTGGGCGGCTGGCCTTCGCGCGCCAAGGCGAAGTGTTCATGTCGGTGGCGTCCGACTTCGAGAATTATGCGGCGCTCAATCCGGGTGGCGTAGCGACGCCCGACCAGGCCATCCACATCACCTTGCCGACGCAAGACCCGATTAAGTGGCTAATCGAGGGCCGCGTGTTGGTGGTCGGGACGGAGGGCGCGGAGCACGTCATTCAGGAGATCAACACGGGGCAGGCGTTCGGCCCGTCGAATATCGCGAGCAAGGCCCAGATGCGCCACGGCTCGCGCTCGATACCGCCAGTGCTCATCGGCTACTCGCTGCTGTGGATTCAAACGAGCGGCCAGAAGCTCCGCATAATGAAGTACCAGTTTTTTACCGACCAGTATCAGTCGGAAGACTTGGCCGCGCTCGCCAACCATATCTTCGAGAAAATCGGGTGCAATGCGCTGGCCTACCAGCAGGAGCCGGATAGCGTGATCTGGATGATTCGAGGTGACGTGACCTGATGGCTGGCACGACGACCTATATCCTCAACAATATCTCGACGACGCCGCCAGCGGAGCCGATTTGGATGACCATCGACCTGAAAACCTACGCCGCCGTGGTCGGTCTGGGGGCGCTTGCGCTGGCTGCTGCTGTCCCCAGCTACGGCGGTGACCTCTACTACGATGGCAAGATCATCATCTCTACGAATTTCGTATCGCCAGCCGTGATTGCCGTGTGGGATGGCACTTGGGCGATGCCGGTCAATCTCAACGATGGCACCACCTTCATTGGCGGGCAGGGCGGCAACCGACAGCCGCAGACCGGCCCACAAGCCATCGACTTCGATGGGACGACTTATGCAATCGGCGCGCTCGATCTTAATGGAAACCCTGCGGTCTTTACTTCTACTTCGCCCAAGACCTCATGGGCGCCAGTTATCGTTGAAGCGTCTAATAGTTTCGACGCGATTCAGGCGCTGAAATGGATTCCCCGGCTGAATCTCTGGATCGCGGTCGGCGACAAAATATGGACTTCGCCGGCGGGCGGCGCGACTTGGACGAATCGGAATGCCGTCGATAGCTTTTATTCTCAGATTTATGACGACGGAACTACTCTCTGGGTAATCGGCACGACAAAGGTATTCAAATCGACCGACGGAATTACCTGGATAGATCAAGTGTTCCCCGCGAACTATCCGCATATGGTCAGTTTTCCGTCTCCACTCTGGTATTCGTCGCGATTGAATCTATGGGTAGGAATCGCGAACAAGGGCGGCGCGTCCGCCGATCCGCACAACGGCATTGTCTGGTCGCCTGCGCCCGACCAAGCGTGGACTTACGGCTATACCTCAGCCGCCGATCCGCCGGCGGTGCCAGCCGACGATTTCGTTGCCATCACCGAAGTCGGCGGTCTGCTTTACATGGTCGGCACGCGGGTCACGGCGACTAGCCCGCTATCACAGGAGGCGCTGATTGCGGCCAGCAGCGACGGCAAGGGCTGGGGCGCAACGATTCCGGTGTTGCCCGAAGTTCCATCGTTTATGAGCGCGACCATCTTCGCGATCATCGGAGCGCCCGACGATATCGGCATCGGCATTGGATTGCGGAACACCAACGCGCTCGACGTGCTCACGAACGCCTATTCTGCCGACGGTGGCGTGACCCTGACGAATCAGCATCTCGGCGGCCATTTCCAGCAGATCATACCGTTCGCGACTACTCCGACTCCTGCTGGCGACCTTATCGGCTTCACCTTCAACGAGGAGCAGGGCGTGACAGCATGGCATCGCCATCCGATGGTTGGTGGGGTGAGGGCCATCGCCTGCATCCCGAATCCCTCGAAGTCGCAGGACGACCTCTGGATGATTGTCCAGCGCTCCATCAACGGCGTCACCAAGCAGTACGTCGAATATATGGCGCCGCATTTCGTGACCGGGGACGACCTCGCGACCGACGCCTTCTATTCGGACTCGGGGACGACCTACAACGGCGCGGCGACGCAGACGATTACCGGCCTCGGCTACCTCGAAGGCCAGACCGTGAAGGTGTTGACGGATGGCGCGTTGCATCCAGATTGCGTCGTGACGGGCGGTCAAATCTCGCTTCAGTGGCCGGCCAAGATAGTGCAAATCGGACTCCCGCAGCTCGCGCGTCTCACGACGATGCCGATTGAGGCGGGGGCGACCACAGGCTCCGCGGCGGGCAAGGTCAAGCGCATAACCGACCTCACTGTGCGCTTTCAGAATACGCTTGGCGGCAAGATTGGCAGAGAAGATCCCGATAAAGAATTGAGCGACCCGCCCGAAAGTATTTTCGACAATGTGGAGATGCGCGACCCCGACGACCCGATGAGTCAGGCGCTCACGGTCTATAACGGCCTCTGGCCGGAGGAGACCTATGCGTTCAATTTCCCTGCGGGTTACGAAGTCGAAGGTCGCATAACGATGCTTAACGACGAGCCGTACCCGATGACGGTGGTGGGAATCTATCCCAACTTAGACAGTGAAGATTGAGCAACTAACGCGAGCGCACGTCGAGACCCTGGCCGCGCAGGGCGTGGAAGAGGCGCAGGAAGCCTTGGCCTACATCCAGAAGACCATCGACGGCGGTCCCGCCTTTGCTGGCCTGGTTGATGAGGGCGTCGCTGCGTGCGTCGGACTCTACCCGATCAACGAATATACTTATCGCTGCTGGGCGCTCACCGATCCGAAGCTCGCGTCGCGACATTTTCTGAGTCTCAACAAGGCCATGCGGGCGTGGTTTATCGAATCGCGCATCCCGCGCATCGAAACAACGGTGAGCAGGGGCAACGTGAAAGGCCATCGCTGGGTGACGAAGATTCTCGGCTTCGGCCTCGAAGGCATTATGCACAACTTCTACCAAGGTCACGATGCGGGCCTGTACGCGAGGATTAGCTGATGGCTGGCCCAGCAATGGCAATCATGGCGGTGGGCTCGGCGGTTATGCAGGGGATGGCTGCGGCGTCGCAAGCGCAGCAGCAGAAGAATATCGCCGAGTACAACGCTACCGCGCTCAATCAGGAAGCCAAGCAGGCGAGCGCCGCCGGTGCGGCAAATGAAGCGGAGGAGATTCGCAAAGACCAAGGATTGTTAGGTGAGCAGGCAGCAGGCTTCGCGGGGGCCAATATCGGGACTGGCGGAAGCGTGCGGACGGTCGAGAAGCAGAGCGCGACTAACGCCCGTATGAACGAGTTGAACACTTGGTATCAGGGTGAACTGGAATCGTCGAGCCTCAAGAATCAGGCCAACTTCCAGCAGTGGCAGGCGAACCAGATTAAGCCGACGCAGGAAGGGATTTTGAGCGGTATGGGGGACGCGATCGGCAGCGGCGGTCGAATTGGTACGTCGATGCTGATGTCGCGTGGCGTAGGTTACGGGAGCAGCGGCAGCACGAGCACGAATTTCATTCCGTTGCTGGGCAATAGCATGGGCTTCTAATGGGCGAATTCGCACAGATACCCCAGATTCAGCAGACCGTCGGTGTCGCCGACGTTCCGCCGCGCTACGCTCGCACCGCGCCGCAGATTCCCGCGCCCGAGGCTAAGGGAGAGGCGCAGGTCGGCGAAGGGCTCGGCAAGCTCGCGGATATCCTCGCCGTCCAGTACCAGCATAAGCAAATCCTCGACGCCGATACGGTTAGCAATGGCGTACGCAAGGGGCTCACTCAGGCGCTCGTCGATGTCAAGCAGCTTCCCGGCGACCAGCAGGCCGATGCGTTTAAGCAAAAGAGCAACGATATCCTTCAGGCGGCGCTCACCGATCCGCAGAACGCGCATATCGCGGGCTATCTCCAATCCGAACTGCCGAAGATGGGAGCGCAATACGCGGACGAAGCGCTTCGCGCGGGTGCGTCGCAGACGATGGTCGATCACCACAATCAGGTGACGATTAACGGGAAGACTGCGGCCAATATCGCGGGACCGAATTTCGTTATCAAGCCCGATGGCACCTTCGCCAATAATGCGCAGGCGGATGCCGTCGAGCAGAATCACCTCGGCATGATTCAGGCGCTCTACGGGAAGAACCCCAACACGGCGAACGCACTCATCGCAAATTACAATCAGGACAAGTCGCTCAATCGGGCGCAGGCTATCGCACGCAACCCCGACCCATCCAATCCCGGCGCTCTCGATTCCTTCCTGAATCAGAACTCGGGGCGCTTTACCGCGTCTGAAGTCGGGGCGTTGCAGCGCGTATCAGATATGGCGGTGCGCGAACCTATCCGGCAGAGCGAGACCGCCCATGCGCTCGCGCGTGCGCAAACGGTTACAAAGCTCGACGGCATGATGAACGCACACGATCCGGGCCTCGTGCAAGCTGCGACCGAGGCTTACCACGACGGCATGATTTCCCAGCAAGAAGGGCGCATCTATACGCACGGGAAAATCTTCGATGACTCGGCGCCGGGGGTGGTCGATTTCTGGAAGGACCGCATTACCAACGACCCGAATAGCGTCAGCGCGGCAGATATTCAGGCAATCGACCCGAATACCATCAACGGCCCCGACCGGAATAGGCTAATTGCGTGGCGCACGGACACGCTGGAAGCAGCCAAGAAACCGCTCAAGGCGTCCTATGATCAAGCCCAGCAGGCTATCCGCGATATGTTCCCCAAGAGCTTTATGTCGGACGATTTCACCCATCGGACGCAGAACATGAGCGAGGCGTTGGGCGACCTCAAAACGGCGTGGGATGCGGGCGAGTTCAAGACGCCTAGCGATGTGCAGAAGCAGGTCGAAGCGATTCGCCGCCGCTATGCGCCAGCTTCCAAGCCGGTACCGCACGTTCCGTTGCCGAGCACGATCACTCGTGAGCAGGCGCTACGCGCCGCCGAACGCGCCAGGTCGGTCAACTTCGTTATCACGCCCGCGGGCGATGAAAGCGCAGGGGGGATGTAATGCCGACTACTCCGCGCCCTGAGCTTATCGACGCCATGATCCATGAGGAGTCCGGTGGGCGCCCTAGCGTCACTGGTCCCGACAATTGGACGGGCGAAAACGCGCAAGGGCTGATGCAGGTAATGCCCTCGACGGCGAAGGATTACGGCGTCGATCCGTCCACGCTCAAAGACCCGAATGTTAACCGACAGGTCGGCACGCGCTACATGGGCGACCTGCTCGACAAGTATCAAGGTAACGAGCGCGCGGCGCTAATCGCCTACAACCAGGGGCCAGGGAAGTACGACCGCGGCGAGCGTGACCCTGCGGCGCTTCAGTATGCCGATAATGTGTTGGCGAGGTCGGGCGGCCGAAGCGACGATCCGGTCGGGGCGGAACAAGCCTACGCCGCGCGCCATGCGGACGATTCCAAGGTCGATTATGGGATGGCCTATCTACGGACGCATCCCGACGAATGGAAATCTCTCGGTATAGCCCTGGATGCGGGTGGTGATGCGCAAGATGCTGGCGCTTCGAGCGAAGGGACGCCGGTTGGCGGTGGTCGCCCATCGGACAAACTATTACCTCAACAGGAGCAAGCCAATCAGGCGCAAGCGGAAGCGGGCCAGAATCTCAGTAACCTTGAAACCGCGACCAAAGGCGCCGAAGTCGTCCAGAAAGCAGCCGGGATCGGAGGAGGAGCGGCGGCGCTCATGGCGGCCGGTGTTGCCGCGCCCGCCGCGATCGTGGGCGGCGTGCTGCTCGATAAGGCGCAAAGCCTCGGCGCTGAAGCGACGATCCAGCAGGCGCGTAAGCTCTACGGGAACAATCATCCGATGCTTGACGCGATTTCGGGCCTTGCGGGCTCGTTCGCGACTGGCATGGGTATGTTTGCGGGATTGCCCTCGGGCGAGGCGCCAAGTGGCGTTCCCGCCAAATCTAGTGGCATCGTTGACGCCCAAGGCAATCCGGTGGCTTCAGAATCGGCACCGGCTGCTGCTGCTCCGGCTGCCGAAGGGGGCGGGCCGGTAGCAACGACTGCCGCGCCTGCTCCCGTAACTACGCTGGCTGAGCGGACTGCCAAAGTGCAAGGGGTACTGGATAATCTGAGGGGTCAATTAGCCGAGACCCAATCGCTTCACGGACAACTACTGGAAACATCGAAGAATCTTCCCGAGGGCATCGATCCCCAAGAGGCCGCGCAACATCTCGCAACAAACGAGATGCAACAGGAAAAGCTGAAGACATCCATTGCCGATATGGAGGGGATCGTTAATCAGCATCAGAAATGGGCGGCAGACATTGAAGCGGGGAAACAGGCACAGACAATAGTTACCGCTCCCGCAAAGGCCGTCGATTTAACGCCCGACATGATCGTTCCCGAGCACGCGACTCCGTTAGCTGCTGCGCAGACCCTCGCCCAGAAGCAAGCCGACCTATTCAAGAAACTCCAAGTCGGCGAAGGCGGCGCGGCGGAAGTGAATCGCCCCGACCTCGCGACGCAGGTTCCGGTCGCTCAGACAATGGCGAACGCGAAGAAACTCGGCCTGACGATGGAGCAACTGAAGGCGCAGAACATCGGCGACCCTGAGCAAACGATGCGAGTTGCCGCACTCGCGCAAACGGTTCACGGGGAAGCGATCGAACTACGAAATAGCGCTCTCGACATTCTCAAACGCCAAGCGGCGGGTGAGGACGTGACCGCGGATTCTCAAGCATGGTTTAATCGTGTCTCCGCGTTGGCTCCGCAGGCCGGCAGAGTCGCGGGCGAGCGTAGCGCGGCAGGACGTACTCTCCAGATTCTCGATCCGCTCAAGAATCCCGAAACGGCAATGGCGAGCGCAGTCAATCGCTTCGCCTTACAAGCGGGCGACGGCCAGAACATGACCGACATGATGCAGATGTTCGCTGGCCACGCCGACCCCGACGCGATTGCAGCCCAACTCGGCAAGATGAACGAGAATGTGCAGGCTGGCGGTTCTCTTAAGGGAGCCATCAGCGATTACTACTATGGCGCCCTGCTCTCACGTCCGCGCACGTTGGTCAAAAAAGCGACCGGCGACCTCTGGTCGATGGCACTCTCGATTCCAACGCGCCAGATAGCCGCGATGACCAGCAGCGATGTGGCGCCGACCGAAGCGCCCGCGATGGTTAACGCCTGGATGCACAATGTGGGCGACGCGCTTCGTATTGCGGGGAAGACTTGGAAAAGCGGCACGTCGGAGTTTGATCGACTCTACCCCGGCGAAGAAGCAGCCTTCGAGCGCCCACTGACGCAGATCACTTCGACGGGAACGCGCTTCGAGAACACCCTAACCGGACAGGGCATCGACCTGCTCGGCCACGTCATCGGTCTTGGCCCGCGCAGCATGGGCGGACTTCAGGACTTCGCGCGCACGATGAATATGCGGGCGCAGGTTGCCGCCCTCGCGGAACGTCAGGGCTGGAAAGAGGCGATGGATCAAGGTCTCAGTGGTGGTGAAGCTGGCAATTTTATCAAGCAGCGCGTGGCCGACCTGACCAACGATACGCCGCCCGAGATGCTGGCGAACGCGCGGAACTTCGCGAGTACACAGACCTACTCGAATCCGCTCGGGCCGGTGATGCAGGGGATTAGCGATTCGCTCGACAAGATTCCACTGGGGCTCGGGCGATTCCTTTTCCCGTTCCGTCGCGTGCCGACGAACCTCTGGAAGTTCGCTCGCGACAATTCGGCCCTCGGAGTATTTAGCAAGCAAATTTGGCAGGATATGCAGGCTGGTGGTGCCGACGGCGCGATCGCTAAGGCGAAACTCGGACTCGGCACGCTGATGAGCGTGAAGATGGGCCAATGGGCGATGGACGGCCATATTACAGGCGGTGGCCCCAGTGACCCGAAGCTCCTGAGCGACCTCAAGGCGACCGGCTGGAAACCGTATTCGTTTCATATTGGCGATAGCTACATCCCTTATGGATGGGCGGAGCCGGTTTCGATGCCGCTCGGCATCGCTGCGGATATGCACGATACTTATGCACAGGCGACTCCTGGCGACCGCGAGCAGCAGCTTGAGCACGTCGGCGCGGCCTTCGCGATGGCGATGGCGCGTAATCTTAGCCGCCAAAGCTATGTGCAGACCTTCGTGAATCTCAGTTCGCTATTCGATGACGCCAAGGAAGGCAAAGACCCGCTCGAAGGCGTGACGAAGTTCGGCGGGCGCGAATTGAAGGGGTTAATTCCCGCTGCGCTCCAAGGTGAAGCGAAGCGCGAAGACCCGATTATGCGGCAGACGCGCGGAATGATGGACGAGTTCAAGGCTGGCACTCCCGGCTACAGCCAGGAACTTCCACCTGTGCGCGACCTGTACGGCGAAAAGATTCCCGTTCCCGGCGGCTTCATGGCGAACGAGGTCTGGCCCTTCTCTGTAGGCCACGACACGCACGACCCGGTTGCTAAAGCGATATACGATAACGGGGCGAGCCCTATGAAGTTCCCCGCCATAATGCCGGGAACGGGCCGCGCGGCGAAGTATGGCGATCAGCCAAATAGTCCCGACGTTGGCGTTGCCTTGACACCGCAAGAGCAGGATAGGGGCAAAGTCTTAACTAACACGATCAAAGACCCAAGCACGGGGATGAATATGCGCGAGGCGTTGAATGCGCTGGTGGCCGATCCGCAATTTAAGTCGGCGCCACGCGATGAAAGGGCTAAGGCGCTGGAGCATGTAGTAACGGGCTTTACCCACGGCGCCATTGGTTCGCTGTATGCTGAAAGTGCAGACGTTCGCCAGCGCTATGCGGCACGGATGAAATATCGCGAAATGGCCCATCAACCAGCGCCTAGCGGCGGGATAACGCCCGCTTCGGCCACGGCGCCGTCATTATGAAAACCACCGTCAAGCAAGTCGAGCAGCCGATCAACTTCACCTGGAATCCGCCGGGGCCGGTCTCGCGTGCCTTCGTGGCGGACGATGCGCTGCTCTGCGGTATCCGCGGTCCCTTCGGCTCCGGCAAATCGACCGCCTGCATCGCGAAACTTCTCCGAAACTTCACGCTTCAGCGGCCTGGGCCAGATGGCGTCGTCAGGCGTCGCACCGCGATTATCCGCAATACCTATCCCGAACTCACGACCACGACCATTAAGACGTGGCAGCAATGGGTGCCGCCGAACGTGGGACGCTGGCGCGAGAAGGGACCACCGATGCATCGCATCCAGACGGATAACCCCAAGGTCGATTGGGAAATCATCTTCCTCGCCCTCGACCAGCCGGACGACCTTCGGCACCTGCTGTCGCTCGAATTGAGCGATGCGTGGATCAACGAAGCGCGCGAACTCCCCAAGGTCATCCTTGACGGGCTCACGGGCCGCGTTGGGCGCTTCCCACGCACGGTACGCGGACCCAAGGGCAACGTCACTCATGGCTGCGCGGCCCCGCAAATCATCATGGATACCAACTCGCCCGATACCGACCATTGGTGGGCGAAGATGGCTGACTTCGCCGACCCCGAAATGACAATAAAGAACGAGGAGATTGCCGATAGGTTGCGCGAGATGGGCACGCTCCGCAAAGACCAGTCGCTCCAGCGCTTCTACGCGCAACCGGGCGGACGCGCCCCGAACGCGGAGAATATAAAGAACCTCACTCCCGGCTATTACGAGCGCCTAAGTGCTGGCAAATCGAACGAATGGATCAAGGTCTATGTTGACGGTGAGTATGGGTTCGTCCTCGACGGGAAGCCCGTCTATCCCGAGTATCGCGACGGAATGCACTGCCGGGAGTTTGCGCTTAACCGCAATCTGCCGATCTACGTTGGCATCGACTTTGGGCTCACGCCGGCGGCAACTATCGCTCAACGGACGATCATGGGTGCGTGGCGTGTATATAAAGAAATCGTCACCGAGGATATGGGCGCCCTTGAATTTGGTAATCTCCTCGGGCAAACGCTCCGTGGGGAGTTCGCGGACTACAAGATCGCGTCCATAACCGGCGACCCCGCTGGCGACACGCGAGCGCAGACCGACAAGGGAACGCCCTTCGAGGTGCTGCGGGCGGCTGGTATTGCCGCGCGTCCGGCAGCGACGAACGACCCGACCAAACGTCGCGAGACCTTCGCCTATTTCCTGAACAAGATGGTCGATGGCGAGCCTGGGATGCTCATCCATCCCAACTGCCAGAAGCTCCGCAAGGCGCTCGCGGGCGGCTACCATTACAAGCGCGTACAGGTAACAGGACAGGAGCGCTATCACGATCTGCCGGTCAAGGATATGTTCAGCCATGTGGCGGAAGCGGCTCAATATATGCTTCTGGGGGCGGGCGAGCAGCGCACGGCACTACGGGCGGCCCCTGAGCTAACGCAGAAGCGGACGAAGTTCGCGGACGGCTACGACCGCAACCCCTTCGAGGTGGAACGATGAGCGTCAGCGATCAGGTAGTCCAATTCGCCTACTCGACGGATGGGATGAGCACGGCGTTCGCCTTCCCGAGCTACTTCTACGCGCAGGCTGACCTCGTGGTGGAGTACACCGACGCAAGCGGTGTCGTGACGGTAAAGACCTTCAACTCCGACTACACGGTCTCAGGGACGCTCGACGATAAGCTCAACACCTACAATAACGGCGGCATGGTGAATTTCGGTGTGGCTCCGGTGACGGGCGGGACGATTACGATTACGCGCAAGACCGCGCCGACCCAACTCGCCGTGTTTAACCCGCAAGACCCATTTTCGGCAGGAGCGCTGGAGGCATCACTGGATCGGATGATGTTGGTAATTCAGGAACTAGCGGCGAGTGTCACACGATGAAGAAATATCAAGGCCCAATTCTGACCGTGGCATCCGCGATTGTCGCGATGCTCTTATTCGTGGCTGCGGCTCCGACGCCGGTTCCCACTTATCGGTCGATCACGTTTCGCCCGACCACCTTCGCCAATCTGACCCTGACGATTCCGCAAGAGAACGGCACCGAGGGCTATTGCCTCGATTGTAAGCTGGCCGTCGTGTGTGCGGGCGGTGGCAGTGGGGCGTGGGCACAGCGCATCGCGGGCGTGTGGAATTGCGGCGCGGGCGCTGCGGTACCGGGGCCGACCGGAGCTACCGGAGCAACTGGGCCGGCGGGCGGTGCAACAGGGCCAACCGGACCGACAGGCGCTACCGGGCCAGCCGGACCAACGGGAGCAACCGGCCCGACTGGCCCAACGGGGCCGACCGGGGCCACGGGGCCAACCGGAGCCACAGGGCCGGCTGCCCACGCGGCAGGGACGGGATTCGTTCCGACCTTCGGCGGGCTCTCGACGCAGGCGTTCCTCGTCACGCTTATCCCGCGCGTGAATATCCATATCGTGAGAACCTATTACGACGCTCAGACGGCGGGAGTCTGCGGGACGCCGCCGGTGCTGGTGCTCTACCAGAATGGCTCGCCAGTCGGGAGCAGCCTGACTCTCGCCAATAGCGCGGCCACGGGGCATACGGACCAGGCGCTCGCAGTGGTCGCGGGCGATGTTATCGAATTGCGCGTCGGCACCTCGGCGGGAACTTGCAGTCCCTTCGCGACGAACGTCGGCGTAGGCTTTGAATTTACCACGGACTAAGGAGATGGAGATGAAGGCACGAATACTCTGGGTGATGTTGGCGGCGCTCCTTATTCCGTCGTTCGCGCGAGCGCAGGCCATCGGCTACTACCATACCGGCAACAAGGACGCGAACGGGGCGAATGCTTCGACGACCGGCATGGAGAACTCCGTCATCGTCGTCAATTCGTCGCCGTCCAGCTCGCGCCGATTTATGATGCTTTCCGCAGTCAGCTACAACACGAGTGCCGCACTGGTAGCGATGTGCTTCGACTCAGCGACGCTGCCAGCGGACGGTTCGGCGGCGTCAGTCGCGGCGCTGCTCTCGCAATGCTCACTGGCGACTGCGACGGCAGCAGCGCAGCCCTCGACGTGTAGCTTTTCGTTGCCTAACGAGGGCGTCGGGCTGGTGTCGGGGCTGACTTGCGCGTGCTCGACAACGGGCAAAAAACTGACCGTGGACACCACTTCCGGCGGTGACTGCTTCTTCGGGATAGCGTGGAAATGAAGGTCCTGCGAATCCTTTGCACTCTCTTGCTACTCAGCGCATCCGCGGCGTTCGCTGCGGGGAATAATAGCGGGTCGGGATTCGGTTCGGGTAGCGGCGGAGCCCC